TTACCGCCCATTCGTTTTTCCTCCGCGCAGCGCACAGATCAATGACCATTCGCCATCGGATATAATTTGCATCGGTTTTCCATACCCGCCCGTCACCTCGGACTGGTCGATAGACGGTATGCGAATCCTTGGTTTTCCCTTATAAACGTCAGGATTTCCAAATTCAATGCTTTTGAAATCTACAAATTCCGGGCCAATTCTTGGTTTAGGAGTTGGCAGCCACTCATCGAACGTTCCGCTGTCCTGGAGCCATTTCCATATTTTCTTGAGGAGTTTTTCCTTTTCCTCTAGCGTCATCTTCCGCTGCTCCCGAAGCCGTTGTCTCCACGTTCGGTCTTTTCAAGTGGCTCCACTTCCAGCAGCTCGACGCGCTCATACGGAATGATAATCAGCTGCGCAATCTTGTCGCCTTCTGAAACGCAGTAAAGCTCATCGCTTGTGTTGACGAGCGTCACCATGATTTCGCCAGTATAACCGACATCAATCGTCCCAGAGCAAAGGATACCGTGGTTGCGGAGCAGGCCACTCTTGGCTCTGATTGCGCCGAAGTAACCCTTCGGGATCTCGATATGGATTCCAGTTGGGAACGTGCATCTGCCGCCGGCCGGGATGTAGTTTCCTTTGGACGCATACAGGTCCATTCCTGCATCGTCCTGATGTGCATATGTCGGTGTCTTCGCACCCTTGTCTTTCACGTAACGCACACGGCTGTCTTCAAACTTTGCATTTTTGAGTATGCTCGCCGCAATTTGCTCTTGTATGCCGTGCATGTCTTCGTGCTGCTGCATGAGGGCTCCCTGCAGAAACCCGCGCCAGTATGCGCAGGATGTTCCGTTTTGGTCTGGTTCCGCGTCTACGTGCCTCATAGCAGTGCCAATCACCGTTACCTTATCTTCGTACATTACCGTTTCCCCTTCCCTGCGTAGTTGAACCTCTTGATATACGGATTCCGGTCAAAGAACGGCGTGAAGTTCTTCCCGTATGCCTTTTTCAGAACCCGGTCGATTTGCTCCTGCTTGTAATCTGCTTCTGCGCGGCCTGTCCACGCATCGCCATATTCCTCGTCGAGTTCCATCACTCGACGGGCGATCTTTTCCAGGCGCTTTTCACCGAAGCCTTCTTCGTATAGTGCAATGCCAAAGAAATCAGCTGCCTTTTGGAATCCGGTGTCCACGCCAATCTGCAGTTCAGTATCTCTGGCAATTTGAAGTCGCTGTGCATAGGTAAGCCCATTACCCATCGTTTTCCCCCTCTTTATAGCATGAACGGATTTTTGCCCCGTTCCAAAATGTGAATTCAACCGTATAGAAGCGGCCCTTCGGATGCACGTATATGACTTTCCCGAAGAGCAGTTCTTTGTCCGTTGGTCTACCGATTGTTTTGTCCGGCGAGAAGTTAACCAGACGCTTTACGGTTTGTCCGACCTGTACCACTTTTCTTTCCTCCGTCCTGCGGCCGATAGACACGGCCGTCCTTGTAGGCTTTATATCCCGCTTTCATCATGCTTCGTATGGTATCGTCATCGTAGATGCAGGACTCATGTTCTGTCATCATCATGCCTTTGCCATCCAGCGCGCGGACAATTTCAAACTTCATCCCGTTCTTCCTCCCGCGCGCTTTCAATGAGATTTCTCATTGTGGATTTCCGGTAGTTTTTTTTGATGAATGCCGCAATGGGGGCTTCTTCCGGTGAACCTTCGATTTCTTTCAGGCACTCATCGTGAACATACGTCGAGAATCCATCGAACCATACAGTGTCGTTGAGATAGATCTCACCGGCGCACCAAGCGCAGCTGGCGGCAGGTATCTCTAGCTGTTTATCGCGCATAATCACACCCCCAACAGCTTTTTCATTTCCGCGTAATCTTGACGTCCCTTTTTTACGCGGCGGCTTTCGCCGGACATTTCGATTGGATGGCAGTTCTCAATCAGCCTGTCATAGATCCGTTTGCGCCGGGTTTCACATTCTTCCTTCATCTGGCGCGGCGTGTAGTTACTCGTGATGACCAGCGGTACATGCGCCCTGTACAGTGCATCGACTATCGTGGTGATATTCTCGTTCATATACTCCGTGTCGCGCTCGACGCCAAGATCATCGATTGCTATCAGGTCATACCGCGTCAGACCGTCTATGAACTCCTGCTTTCCTTCCCATAGCGCACCGATCTGGTTCGTGAGTCTGGAAAACGTGGTCATCATGCACTTGTAGCCTTTTGACACCAGATCATTCACGATGCACGCCGCAAGGAAGCTCTTCCCGGTGCCTACTGTTCCATAGAGCAACAGGCCCTTCCCCTCTCTGCGCAGGCGCGGAAAGTTTTCGCAATACGCTTTCAGGCCATTTGAAACTTCAGGCCGCGCCATATCATCGTTTTCAAACGTGCATTGGAGCATTGCTGAATCAGAATCCGGAAAAGCCAGCGTGCGCAAGCTCTCGATTCGCATTGCTTCTTCCTCTGCCTTGCGCTTCGCCTCTTTCGCATCCCAAGCTTCTTTCATGCACCTGCAGCCACACGAAACCGTCATCTTGTTCCCGTCCGGAAGGTCAACTTCGCGCTGCCGACGTCCACCACACTTCTTGCAATGGAGGAATCCGTCTTCCCCAATTTCCGTTCCATCGGTTTCGACAGGGACCTTTTCTGCGACGGCCCGGAGAACATTCGAAAAGCCCGTTGGGTCTCTGTCCGGAACATACGATGACTCTGCTTTCTTTTGCGCGCGAATCGCCATCAGTTCTTCCAAGCTTGCGGTCATTTGTAGAAGTCCTCCGGTGAACCGTAATCGAGCGGCGCATTGTCTCGCAGAGATTGTTTTGTCGGCTGCGGTTTTCTTTCAAGCCATTCCCACACTACCCCGCGATAATTTGAAGCCATGGTACGCTCAATTACATCATTGACCGCCTGCGCTCCGTATTGGTCTACTCTCTTTTTCACAACTGTCATCAAAGACTGCAAGCCACGCGGGGTATAGAATTCTTTTCGCTCGGTTTTGTATTCAAGCCAGTCCTGCATTTGGTCTTGGACCATCGAAGGAAGCTTAGACATAGCAGCGCTGATCTCATCGGAAACCGGCTGCGCTTTTCCTCCCTTTTCCCCCGTACCCCCTTTTTCTTCTTTTTTCTTATTACTAGAATTAGAACTAGAATTAGAATTAAGAATAAGAGGGTAACGATTTTGTAACGCAGTGGTAACGTTACCTGTAGCGTTACATTCTTTCTCGCCTTTTCCTTCGGTCAAAGCCTTCTTTTTTCTGTGTTTTTCTACCCGAAGTCTTGTCTGCTCTCTGATCTTTTCGAGTCCAGCTTCGTTCTGATACACCATCCAATTCGACAAAAGGTACATATCGTCGATGATTTCAACCATACCTTCGTTGATGAAGAAGTTCATGCAGAGTTCGAGTTCTTCCGGAGTGCGGTCAATCATGACTGCGATATCACTGATCGACTGGAACGGGATCTCTCTTGAATTTATGAGGAATCCAGAATGGTTGCATTTACCGGCGAAGTCCATCAGTTCAAACCACACGGCCGTCAGTTTATCTCGGAAACTCTCGCCGCCGATTTTGGCTTTCTTGATTTTTTTGAAGCTCTCGCCGTCGAACATTCCGACTTTGAGCTTAATCCATTGCACGTTATCCATCAGATCAGTCCTCCGATTCATCGCGCTCGTAATACGGAGAGCAGCATACCCACAGTTGTTGTCTCGCAGCAAGTTTCATGATCGTTTGGATTTCATCCATTTCAACTTCCTCAAAAACAATTTTGTCGACATCCATCGGGTCGATATCGTACACGTTATCGACATCGAAAAGCATTACTTTTACCTTCATTAGTTTCGTTCACCTCCCATCAAAACGGCAGATCTTCCGCATTCTCGTCCAGCATCGTAAAGCCGTCCGGAACATCAGACGCCGGCGAGGCTTCGGCTCCGCTGGCCTTCGCCGCTCCATATGACTGCTTGCTCCCGCAGAAGTAAATCTGGTCCGCCAAGATCTCAGCGTTGCGGCGCTTATTTCCTTCCTTGTCTGTCCATGTGCGGATCTGCAAGCGTCCGTCAACAACTGCCATGCTCCCCTTGTCGAGGTATTTCCCTGCGACCTCTGCTTTCTGGTTCCATGCAACCACGTCGAGGAAATCGGTCTCCCTCTCCTGCCCTTGTGCAACGTAGTCACGCTCAACTGCAAGCGTGAAGCTTGCTACGGGCTTGCCGCTCTGCGTCACTCGCATTTCCGGCTTTTTTACAACTCGTCCCTGTATGGTGATTCTGTTCAGCATCTATTTGTTTCTCCTTTGGTTTGATCGTTTGCTTGCCTCGCGTCGTTCGTGGCCGTTTGAGGCGAGTTCTGGATTTCCGTGTCTCATTTCACGTCAAGGCCCTTTTCTTCCGCCACGCGGCCTCCAGTGGTCTCATAGTGCTAGTGTGTGACGGTCAAGGCCGTCAAAATCACACCGACCATGATTGCACACCCTCCGACGAGAGCATATCGTATGCGTTCGGTTGATGTGCTGCATCGTTTTGCCACACTGCAAAAGACGCATCCTCCGAAAAGGCAGAATACAACTGCAAGGAGAATCAGCACCCTGGAAAGTGAGTTCATTTCACGCACCTCTTTCCTTCTCGAATGAGCTGTCGCTGACGTTTTGTAAAAGATGCCGTAGGCGCAAGCTTTTTTCGCTGCTGTGCGATTTGAGCTTTGATTGCGGCGTCTTTCTCTAAGAATTCAGCATAGTCTTTACATTTCCCGTGGCATCCTGGTTGATGTTTCGGGCAATCTTTACACGGGGCGGATATGATTGCTGCCATGCCAGTCCCTCCGTTTCATCTGCAAAAGTACATTCCGTCCTGATAAACTACGATCTCAGTCCCCTGTATGTTTTCCGACTGGAAAATCACGTCATCAGGAAGGAGCTTTTCTCCGAGCAATACACGTTCGGCGCAGCGATACGCGCGCTCAACGGCATCTTTTTCCTCCGGGTTCGATGCTCTGTCTTTCCAAACAACACCGGTTCTGTCGAACACGTTATACTGAAGCGGCTGCGTCAGCACTTCTTCCATGGTGTCTGGATATCTTGGGTCATTCATGCGGTTCAAAATCACATTTCCGACCATGATACGAGTTTCGTCGCTGCAGTCGTCCCCGCCAGCTTCAGCGTAAATTGCTCGTGCCAAAAGCTCTAAGTCATATGGGTCATCTGTGATAAACCCGCCGTTTCCACCAACACCATCTTTCGTATGAGGTGGATGGCAGAACTGCGAATCGTCAAAAGCTTCTTCGTCATCCGCTTCCTGTGGGGCCTCCTGAATCGTTTCCTCCGGTTCTTCCTGGTCTTCCGGTTCATTCAGCGATTCTCGACTTGCGGCAGCCATCGCAACGTCCACCTCGGATGCTACCTGATTTGCAAGCGCTTGCTCAATGCCACTCTGAAAAATTAGAAGCGTAACCGATACGAGGACGAGGATCACGCAGACACAGAAAAGGAATTTTCTCATGACACCTGTCCTCCTTCGCCAGCCTCTGCAGCAATAAGCTTTTGCTTCGCTCTGTAATATTGGCTATTTTGAGCGGACAGCCCTGGATGTGCTGCGTAGTATGCACGTTTCTTGGCTTTGATCTCTTCCGCGTGCTCTGCGTAGTAGCGAAGATTATACTCGCGTCGGTCCCGGTTCTTTTCACGTTCTGCACGACGTTCGGCAGCTTTTCCGTCGTACCAGCCAATGTGTTTGTAGCTCGCTTTGTAGCAGCTTTGACAGCAGTAGTAAGTAACCGCTTCCTTCTTTCCATCCCGTTCAATCATTCTCATAAACGGTGAACCTGCGCTCGTAACTACCATCTGGCCGCATGTTCCGCATGGACGGATGATCGTCAATCGACGGTCAGTCTTTTTTCTTACACTCATATTGCTGTACCAGTCGCTCTAAGTAGAACTGTGCTTTTTTGAGGTCTTCCACCGGCTTTCCCTTGAACGGATGCCGCCAGATGTACTTGACTGTCTGCCACGCCAATACCGCCGATACCGGGTCGGACCATCCTTCAACCATCGCATTCAGGGCGTCGATGCACTCAATGGAGCCTTGGCAATAGTGCGTCGGATGATCTACGAAATTGTCAGCCGGTTTTTCGTCTGCGTCCTGATTCATGAATGCGTTGACCTGCGCCATTGGCTTTTTAGCTGGTGCAGGGAGAACCATTTCCTGATTCCAGCATTTCTCACAGAGTTCTGCACTTGCTTTAGACGTTCCACTACACATTTCAAGCGGGAAACTACACATTTCAAGCGGAACAGGAAGAATATCTCTATATGCGTGTGGGCAATAACGTATTCCACCGTAGCAGTTTTTGTTTTCCGCGCCCGGTTCCATTTTCAGCACAAATTCTCTCTGTGTCATTCCTTCACGTCCTCCGTCCTGTAATATCTGCACCCGCAGTCAACTGCCCCGCCGAAGAACTGGCTCGACGCATTGCAGCAGGTGAAATCATCCCATGCGTCGCATCCCACACACGATCTCTGTGTAGTAGTCGGCTCTTCACGCGCAGTTAATGGCGCTGTTCCTTTTCGTTCTGGCATTCCTCATTGTCCTTTCGTTCGAAATACTTACATCCGCAGTTGACGAAATCCGCACAATGTGGGCTGTCTCCGTTACAGCAGGCCCAATTAAACGATTCCCACCACTTGCAGCCTTCGCAGGTATCGCTCATTGTGCTTTCTCCTTGACGAAGTACCGCTTGTACCGCGTGGCGTCTCCAAAGCGGTCTGTGGCCGTCTCCCAGACATCCTCAACCTCATAGCCAAGTCTGTGCTTCAAATCCCAAATCCGCGCGCCAAGACGCGTTGTGCCAAGTTCTCTGGTTGCTTCCAGCTGCGTGATAGATCCATGCTGCTTGCAATAAGCAATAATTCTTTCACAATCGTTCATGCTGTTCTCCTTTCTAAACGTCGACCCAGTTCCGGCAGAGCATGGCGAGCGAAACATAAGCGATGGCTTCGTCTCCAACCTCTACCCAAAATTTCCCGTACATGCTGACAATGCTGATCTCGTAGACTTTTCTGTGCTTCAGGCCGTGATATCCTGTTTTTCCGATGTATCGCATTCGGATTTTGCTGTATTTTTCGTTCATCATTTATCACTCCCTCTATTTTCAGCATACTCATGCCTCCAAATGATTTAGGTCATATGAAAAAACATCCATATGTTCTGCACATACGGATGTTTAAGGAGTATTCATAACTTTTTCTCTATTTTCGTGTCACAGGTGTTGGCTCAACGCCAGAAAAAATTTTTTTGCATTGCATCCCATCGCACGTTTTTGGAATCAGATTACATCGAACAGGCACAGATTGTCGTTCTGTTGGGACTCATCGAACTCCTTCAGGTAGCCAACTGCATCGCGGAAGTAGTCATTGTTGAGCTCGATGGTGTAGCCACATCTGCCTGCCTTGATGGCCTCCAGCGCAACGGTACCGAGTCCGCCGAACGGGTCAAGCACCAAATCCCCCGGATTACTGTACCGGTTGATGAGCCTGTCAACGATATCTAGCTGAAGTGGGCAAACGTGGTTCTCTTTCCGTCTCTGGCTCTGCGTCGTGTTGAGCGTCCGCATTCGGTTGATATCGTCCCACACTTGGTCTGTCCAGCTTCCGGGCGCAACTACCATGAGCGTGGCCGGCAGATGCCCGTCCCTGTCAAGTTCTTTCGCCAGTTTTACATGCTCGTCGTAGCTGTACACTGAATCACGGCTGTATTTCCGATAAAGCGCCTGCAACTTTCCAGTGTCGGTATGCAGCAGTTCGTCTTTCGTAATCAGACGATTTCCGGAACTGCGCCAGAACCCGTGTGCATCGATCTGCCATTGAGCGCGTGTGTATTCGTCCTTCGTCTTGGATACGCGCTCATCCGCATATGCTTTGGAGCGGTCGGTTGGAAGCTTCCGGAATAGCAAGATGTACTCCGGGCAGCCGACGCCCATTTTTGTCCCGTCCTTGCACTGCTCAGACCATCCGAGCCGGTACGTCTGGTTGTTCTCTCGAACGACGTCCGTAACGACCGTAATCATGCCGAAGTACGCAAAACCGTGCTTCATGTAATGGCTGATACACATGGCATGAAACGGCTCCATCGTCGGCATACCGGTTCCGGTCGCGTTGCCGAAAAGAACGCGGTCTTTTACATGGCAGCAGAAGACACGTCCAGGTTTCAGCACGCGCAGAAGGTTCGGGGTCAGATAGTCCATCTGTTCAAAGAACTTTTGCGTATCTTCGTTGTGACCGAAGTCGTTATAGCTTGGTGTGTACTCATAGTGATTTGAAAACGGGATAGACGTGACAATCAGATCGACGCTGTTGTCCGACATCTTTGCTGTTTCCTCACAGCAGTCGTTGTTGACTGCAATCCAGTTTTCGCCTTTGATCTCCACTCTCTCAACTCCTATGCTTCTTTCCATTTCCTGTTTCATGCGTTCGCCTGATAGACCATATTTCTTGACAATATCTCGCATCTGCTCCTGCATGTAGTCGTGTTGCTTCCATTTCTTTTGAAGCACGTCCCAGATTGGAATCTCAGCCTCCGTGTAGATGATGTCTACAATGACCTTCTCCGTCTGTAAAAAGCGGTAGCAGCGGTGAATGGCCTGAATGAAGTCGTTGAACTCATAGTCGATCCCAACGAAAATCATTCTGTGGCAATGTCTCTGGAAATTGCATCCCTGTCCGGACAGCTCCTTCTTCGTCGCAAAGAGCCGGATTTTGCCGTCCGAGAAGTCAATCACGCGGCGCTCACGCTCGTCATAGTCCATCGTTCCGTAAATCTCTACGGCCTCTGGCATAACTCTGTGAATTTCGTGCCGCTCCGCTTCAAGATCGTGCCAGAGGATAAAGCTTGCGCTTGGGTCACTATCGACAATCTCTTTTGCTAAACGGACTCTTGCAGCTATTGTCTCACGTTTTTCGCGTGATGCCTCCTGAAGGTTTGTGGCAGAATCGTTCATCATCTTCACTTGACCATCCCGGTCCGTGATCTTTCCGAATTCGTCGTGAACAACATGCGTTCTGACTTCGAGTCCAGGAAGTTCATATCCCTCGTCAGAATATCCGAGGTCTGACGGTTTTCCAAGGAACAGCGCCCATGAACTGACCCACAGCCAGAATTCTTCTTCACGGTGTGGATAAAGGGTCAGGTTGTTGGACTTGGTGCTGTCCCGCTTGAAGAACCGTGTAAGGGCCTGTCCGGTGTCCATGACTTCGAGATATCCTGCATAGTGGATGATCTCTTTGTACTTGTTCGGTGCCGGAGTGGCCGTTGCTACCATCTTGTATTTGACACCCTTGAATTTTTGGAGGAACGTCTTATAGGTCTTGCTCCCAAACGAGCGCAGCACCGACGCTTCGTCAAGGCTCGTCGCCGCGAAGTACGCCGGGTCGATATCCCCGTCCCGGACGCGCTCATAGTTGGTAAGCATGATCTCCGCCCCAGCGTTCTCGCGTACCTCCTGCATCGTCCGTACATAAACCGGCTCTTCGTATCCCAGAATATTCACGGCGTCCCGTTTGAATTCCTGCCGCACGCCGAGTGGGAGCACGATCAGTGCCGGCTTTCCCTCATGCTTCGCCGCGTGATGGCAGAATTCCAGCTCCTGCGCGCTCTTTCCCAAACCGAAGCTTTCAAAGAGCGCCCGCCGGCCGCCGCGCAGCGCCCAACGTACTGCGTCTCTCTGGTGCGGTTTCAGCGCTTGATTGATATCTTCTTCCGGAACGGAAAAGCCGCTCACCGGAGCCGTCTCGATTTTTGATTTCAGAAATTCCAAGTATTTGCTGTTCATCTTGTCTCCTATACAAACACAGTGTCATCCAAGACTTGCGCATTGTCCGTGATTTTAACTGTCATATCGTCTGTCAGCGTAATAACGACTTCCGCCTTGGATGCTCCAAATGGAAGAAAGCCAGATTTATACTCTTTACAGACCATCCGTTTTCCGTCTTCCATTGTGAACTTATCCCCGCTTGAACCCTTGTACACGCAGTCTGGATTGCACGTTGCGAGCTTTGCGTATCTTCCGATAAATGTCGGGGACATCTCTGCATACTTCGGGAACTCTTTCACGAAGCGTTCATATTCCACTGGAAACAGTCTTTTGAATTGGTGCAGGAAATTCGGTACGGTTTCATCCGCATATCTCGTGATAATATCTCCGCACATATTTCGTGGGTTATAGCCAAGTATGCTATCCAGGTTTTCCGGTGTCAGAAGTGACTGTTCTACAAGCAGATGGTCATTTGTGAATATCGCCGTTGATGCGTTCAGTCGGCTTCCGTCCAATTTGAGGTCAACGTAAGGAAGATTCAGATACGCCATATCTCCAATGCGAATTACATACCAATAGGATGGATATCTGAGTTTACGATATTCTGGCGAATGCCGCGCTGCGTCTGTCACAGTGTCATAGCGTTTGCTCTGCTTTGTGCCGCCATCCACTTTTTCAACTCTGCCAAGTTCACACCGTCGGTTGAACGGTATGGTAACGTTCAGGCATTTTCCCTCGTGGTATGCGGAGCATTCCTGCGCGTGATCGCAGTAAATATATTCTGCCCGAAGCCGGTTCTTTCGTTTTCCTTCTCCATATAAAGCAACGTTTATGAGCGGCATTTATTGTCCTCCTTTTCCAAGAGAGCAGAACCCATCCTCCGGCATATTAAGGCCGGTCGCGTCACGAAAGCCGCACCTAACATATGTCCCACACCACGAAATTTCTGCCCGGCGGCCATCACAGTCCCTGCAGCGTGTAACCTGTACTGCGTCCACTGCCGGCAGTCGGCTGATCTCAGCAAATGCCGCAGCATAGTCTCCGGATGTCCGGCGCACGATTTCGAGCGCGTCTTCCCTGTAAATCAGCTGCTTGTCCATCATGCTTCACCGTCCTTGATTTCGGCCAGCCAAAAATCACGGCGACATTTTCTGCATTCTTCCTCGTCTCTCACAAGGCAGCAGAGAGCATCGTCGTCTTTATTGTGACATCTTTTATCTACGACGATCGGACAAATAGGGGACATCCCGTCAATTTCAATTCTCGCATTCGGGAACATCTTCAAAAACTCGCTCTGCCTCGTTTTAACAGGATGTTCTTTTGACCATTGCTCAACGATAGGAACCAAATCAATAGCCTTTGCACATAATGTTGCGCAATATGCAACTTTGTTTCCAGGGCAGTTCATGCACCTACTCATATAAAAATTGCACATCCTAGTTCGTTCTTTTAAAAATTCAACAGCATCCATATCTCCGTCCTCCAATTATGCTTCTTCGTCCTTGATTTCGGCCAACCAAAAATCACGGCGGCAATCAGGGCAGAATGTAACAGTTTTTGTGCATCGACCAGTAGTTTCATCGCGACACAATGGCTCAAGCTTATTAGGGCAAATCTCAAGAACGCCCTCATAAAGCCTAGCATCCGGCCACTGCTTCAAAAACTCACTCTGCCTCGTTTTAACAGGATGTTCTTTTGCCCACTTCTCGACCGCAGCAACACATTCCTCTGCGTTGTTGGTGAGATCGTTCATATGGCATCCGCGTCCAATATCGTCAAGTGGACAGCCTACACACGGTTTTCCCGTGATGTTGTTCTTAGAATCAAAAGAATCGCACATTCTCTCATATGCTTTGAAATACGCCACAGCATCCATTTTCTGTCCTCCTACATCCAGACCATATCGCATTTGTTGTCCACGCAGTCCTGCAAGATTGCCTTGAAGTCTCGGAACATTGCGCAGTCGCTTCGGCCGGCATAGCCGTAGCAGATGTTATCGTCGTAGTCCCCGATGACCTTCAGGATTTCCTTGCAGGCTCCGTAGCGGATTTTCCCATCGCAGTCGTCTTCAAACAGGAAATTCACAACTTTCACCGGAATGTTGTTTTCCGTAATTAGCCTGATTGCTTCCGTGTCCCATTCCGTATAGAACTTCTTTTCCTCATCCGGTCGCATGAGAGGCAGCGCATCGTATAATTTCTTGTAGTGGCTGTAGAACGGCCCTCCCATGAGTTCGGACACTTTGTTCCGCAGCCGCATGAATCCGCTATACCCGAGGTCAATGTCCCGACCGGTTTTCTTGCATTTAATCGTTACGCCCATTTTCACGTTACTCCTTTGGATCTCCGTAGTTGCAGAACCCGTCTGGCACTGGATCATCTAGGCCGCGCCTATTCGCGCAGTACGGGTCATTTTCGTTGTTCCGGTGGAAATCTTTGCAGTCCTTGCACCGCGTTACCTTGACGGCATCAACGGTCGGCGCATTATCAATCGCATTATGAATAAGCCGGATTGCCGTGCCGCCAGTTACGCCCCATTGCTCATCTGATCGTTCATATGGCTTGACGTGTTCATGCACCCAATCTGCGTCGATCAACCGCATTACCTGCACCTCCAATCCATCAGCGCTCCACAGTGTTCGCAGCGCGGCGGAAGTGTAATGTACTTCTGCTCGATTGACTTATGACACTCGCTGCAGTCGTACACTGGAGCAAAGTCAGTCGAGAGGAGTTCATTTTTGATCCATTTCCCATGCACAACTGGAACGGCCTCTACCGTTGGCTGCTTGTCGATCAGTTCCGCCATCCACTGGACGCCTGCATCGATTGTGTCCTCCCGGCCTTCTGTTTCTTTGTAGCTGATTACTTCCAGCTTATCTGCGTCAATCAGGCGCACTCTCGTCACCTCCGTCGCTATTGGGAACGCTTGTATTCCATCATCGTGAATATCGCAAAAAGCGCGATCCACCAATGCCCGAACCGGTCGGCCAGCCAACACCAGCACATAACATTGATGATGTTATAAGTGATACAAACTATCATTCGCTACATCCGTCCTCCATTTTCGCACCGCAATGGCAGTACGGTTCTTTCTGCTTGCATGTTCTTCCGCATCGGTCGCACCTATACACCACATAATCGTGCAAAATAGGTTCGCCGACATCGTCATACTCAACAGGCAAAAGCGTCTGTCTCTTTTCTTCCAGCCACCGTCCATGCACCACCGGCACAACGTTGGCGGCGGGCTGGCGCAGCAGGAGCGTTTTCACCCGTTGGGGTGTCCAGTTCTGGTTGGCATTGTTGCATTCCTCAAAGTCTTTCAGCGCATCAGTTCTGCTGATAAATTCTTCAGTCGCAACGTTTTCCATCGTCAAACTCCCTCCAAGTGTGATACAGTGCCCATGCCAGCGGATCACGGACGAACGGCATCTTTTTTGCTTCCGCGTATTTCTTATCAAGTATGCTCATGGCCTTCTTCCACGCGCGATCTCCTATGTGCAGTTCGGCTGGGAAGTATATCCTTTCCAGTCTGTCGATGTCCCCGACGTGCAAGTGAGCAGTCCCGCGCTCGTCAAAGAGCGCGTAGACGTCCTTGTCTTTGATGTAACCGGCCATTTCAAAGTTCCCCCTCTGGTACCCCGAACATCTCTATGATCTTTTTCATGACCTCATCGATTTCCGGCTTGCCATCATTCAAATAACCTACAATGGAATAATTGGACGTTGGCTGGAGATTCCAGTTGTTCATTACTGCATAATCGGCAATATCCTTGAGCAGCGTGTTCAGGTCCTCCATTGTGGATCGGTATTTGGAATACGATTCGCGCGCCGTTTGCAGTTTGTTCTTGACCGCTTCGAAAAGAACTTCATTTACAGATTTAGACATATGGCGTTCCTCCATTTGCAAGTATTTCTTTCATTCCATCTGGAAGAGCAAACGATCCAGGTATCAGATCGAGGATTTTCTTCCGTAGCAGCACTTCTGCCTCCCGCTTGGTCAACTGCTTCTCGCGCTGCTTAGGTGGCAGCTCCCCGTTCTTGGCCGCAATGGCAGTCGGGTTATGTTTGTGCTGGCCCATCAGCCGCCCTCCTGTTCCATGCATAACGCGCTTTTTGGGGCGAATACGTATATATCCGCCTGCCCTCCGCAGAACGGGCAAGGTTTAAGGTTCGTCATTTCCATTCACTTCCTTTCTCGCTTTTACAATTTCCCGCCTGGAGCTGCGCCACATCATCAGGAGCATTTCTGAGAGTGGCCGCGTCCGGTCTTTTCTCTTTGCTCTTTTAGCAGTCACCAGTCCAGTCTCCATTTGTCCGAGTAGATTCAAATATTCTGCCTTGTGCATTACGCCAACGGAATACGGAATCTCATCCATGACCTTCTCGTAGACTTCCAGCGGCATGACATAGTAATTGAAATCTCCGATCAGGTTGTGACCGTTCTTCGAGTGGAAGTCTTCGACGGAGGACTTGATCTCGTAGCAGTACACATCGCCTTTCTCGATGCCGGACACGCTGTTATTGACCGGCTTGAACTGCATATAGTCCACGCGAATGGGAGAAACGCTGCCGTAGTCAAACGTGATTTCCTTGGCCCA